ATATGACTACGCACCCAGAATAGGCTCAGGTTGGAGAAGAGTTGAGTTAGTTTCTGAGGGTTGGAAGTGGACCAAAATAAAATACCGTCCAATGGGTTTAAACGGCTCCCCTATATTCGAGCGTCCTATACACAGCAAGATACTTTCTAAAGTGTGGGAAAAGTTGCCTAAGAAAGAAAGGTTATTCTCATGATCGTACCTTGGGAAAAAAATGAACAAAAAGTGTATATTGTGTTTGAGCATGATAGCTATGATTATTGTGGGGTTAAAGGTGTATTTGACAGCAGAGCTATAGCTAACGAAGCTAGAGATATTTATACGAAAAACGAAGCCGAAGAAGGGATGTTCTATTCGTATTTCGTAAAAGAATTTGATGTAGAAAAAAGAGTTTATAGTCATTTTAATTCTTGACATAAGTTTTTACATCAAGTAAACTGAGGTAGTAAGTTAAATTTTAATTAGTATGGAGAATACGATATGATTACAGAAGGTGTAGTAGCGTTTAGCAATTTAGCTGAGACAGAGAAGTACAACGGTCAAGACACAGGTAAGTTTTCCATTGTGTTGACTTTAGAAGAGCAGGAAGCAGAGAAGCTTTCGGATGCTGGTGTCAACGTCAAAGAGTACAAGAACCAGCCACAGCGTAAGTTTGTGACTAAGTTTCCAGACTTTCCAGTAATGGATTCGGAAGGCGACACAATCGCTAAACATATCCCCTACGGTTCCAAGGTGCGTGTCCTTTGGGAACCGGGCAAACCCCACCCTACTCACGGGGTAGCTCCCTATTTCAAGAAGATTAAAGTTCTTGAGATGGCACAACACGAAGGAACTATGTCAGAAGGTGACGAAGAGTTCTAATCAATAGGGGCCTAGGGAAACTTAGGCCCCACTTTGGTACTGTTTAAACGCTTTCTTAGGAGATATGTTTTGAAAAGACTTTCATTAATTTTAACCACTGTTTTAATAGCAGGATGTGTTAGTTACGGTAATGACAATCAGGCTTACGAGTGGATAGGGTGTCACATAGTAACGGACAATCCCAGTAAAAACAATTATGCTTTTAACACTGTAGGTAAGTTAGAGGTAGGTAGTAAGATATATTTTAAAGCTGTAAATAAAGATGGAATAATAGGTCACATTACTACAGCTAGGCCATGTATGGAAGGGGAATAAAGTGTTACAAAAAGTTTCTAAGGTTACAGGTAAAGGCCCTTGTCCTAAGTGTCGAGAGAAGGGTAACGATACTAAAGGGGATAACTTAGTTTCTTACGATGATGGGCATAAGTATTGTTATGCCTGTACATATACAGAGTTCTCAGATGGTTCCCCTAACACAGAACCTTATGTAGTTAAACCAACGAAGGATTTTGAGATGGTAGGTTTTCACGGAGCGATTAAGGACAGACGTATTTCAGATACGATTGTTAAAAAGTTCGGAGTTACAGTAGAGAGAAACGAAGTAGACAATACACTATCAAAACATCACTACCCATATTTTGATAAAGATACAGGAAATGCGGTAGGTACTAAGGTCAGGTCAGTTCGTCAGAAAACCTTTTTAACTACAGGTACTCTGGACAACACTGGTTTATTCGGGCAACAGATATGGCGCGAAGGTGGTAAGTACGTCACTATCACAGAAGGCGAGTTAGATGCTTTAGCTGTGGCAGAGATGTTTGACGGTAAATGGCCTTGCGTTTCAATTAAGACGGGATCAGCAGGGGCAGTCAAGGACATTAAAGCGTCTTTAGAGTGGTTAGAGACCTTTGAGAATGTAGTGATATGCTTTGATATGGATGACGCAGGTAAACAAGCAGTGGACAGTATACTTCCATTGTTCTCCCACGATAAGGCTAAAGTAGTATCTCTTCCGCTTAAGGACGCAGGGGAGATGCTTAAGGCAGGAAAGGTAAAAGAATTTATTTCCGCATGGTGGGACGCTAAACCCTATAGACCAGTAGGAGTAGTTTCGTTCGGTGATGAGGAGTGTTGGGATGCGTTTGTTAAACGTGGTACTGAGGAGATTATACCTCTACCTGATGCTTATGGCTCACTTAATGCCATGATGAATGGTGGTCTAGCGGCCGGAGAAGTAACTGTCATAGGTGCATTGACATCCATAGGTAAGACTACAATGGTCTTTAATTTACTTTACGACATGGTACTACAGAACTCTAAAAAGATTGGTGCTGTATTACTGGAATCAGACCTAGGCGAGACTATAGAAAAGATAGTTTCCCTACATAGTGGCGAGAATATATCTTTAGTTCCTAATGAGACTAGAGACAATTCAGTGTACCGTGATTTTTACGATGACTTTAAAAGTAAATCTAATGTGCATATTTTAAAGCACCTAGGTTTTTCGGATGTAGATGCCCTGTTCTCTAAGATGCGGTGGATGGCTGTGGGTGATGACTGTGACGTTATTATCTTAGACCCTCTCCATGCGGCTGTGAGGTCAAATGAGAACGGGCAGATAGATGAGTTTATGGATAGGTGTCTTAAGTTAGCTAAGGAGACAGGTGTATCTATTGTTATTGTGTCACACATGAGGAAGCCTAACGTCAAAGACCCACATGATGTCAACGAGTACGACATGAAGGGGTCGGGATCGATCAATCAGATAGCCTTCAACACGATCTTACTAAGCCGTGACAAGATGTCTGATGATGAGTACACTAGGAACTCAACTAAAGTACAGCTAGTGAAGTGTCGTAGGACAGGCCGTACTGGTCATGCTGGTTGGTTGTACTATGAGCAGGACACAGGACGTATGGTGGCAGGTACAGAACCTAAGATAAAGGCGGTAGAAGATCATGAGTTCTAAATACCAAATACGACACGATATGTCAGGGCGTTTAAACAGGTCAGTTTATTTACGTAAAAGAAATAACTACTCTTGTGAAGTTTGTCTTGAGAATTACCCTGAAGAAGTTTTAGAGTTTCATCACCCTGATTCTTCTTTAAAAGAAACACAGTTAAGTAGTCATTCTTTTAGAGGTGTGTTACAGCCGAAGCAGAAAGTTCTTGACGAGGCTGATGATTGTATAGTATTATGTAGTAACTGTCATAGACTTGAACATATAGCTTTAAAAAAAGGTGAGACTTTAATCAATGACAAAGAAGCTTATTCTAGATATAGAAACCACCGCTTTTCCAGTTACAAAGGTTTGGATGATCGGGACAAAGGACCTACAGACGAAGAAGAAGAAGAATTTCCTTGTGGACCAGTTTAGCGAACTACAGGATTTTATAGATAGATATGATGTCATTATTGGTCATAATATTATTGATTTTGATATTCCTATTCTGGAAAGATTTCTAAAGACATCGTTTAAACAGCACAAGATTGTAGATACGTTAATTCTTTCCCGTCTGTTTAATCCTCAGTTAGAAGACGGACATTCGTTAAGGGCATGGGGAGAGCGTCTTAAGTTTCCTAAAGGTGATTATGATGATTGGACTAAGATAACACCTGAGATGATAGAGTATTGTGAGCAGGATTGTGACGTTACACATAAGGTCTATGAGGTACTTACTGAAAAGCTAGATACCTTCGGTGATACCAGTATTAAGCTAGAACATGAAGTTCAGAATGTAATTACTAAGCAGATACAACACGGGTGGTTATTAGATCAACGTAAATGTTACGATCTATTAGCTGAACTTAAACAACGAAAGATGGAGATTGAAGATGAAGTACACGAAAGGTTTAAAGCGTTACCTGTTTTTGTTAAAGAGATCACGCCTAAGTACAACAAAGACGGTAGACTTAGCAACGTTGGTCTTAGGTTTTTCGGTGATAACAGGCCTTGTATTGGGGGTTCTTTTAGTCGCATAGATTGGCCTGAGTTTAACTTAGGTTCTAGACAACAGATCGGGAGATACTTACAGTTTTTCGGATGGGTCCCTAAGCAACATACTGAGAAGGGTAACGTAATTGTGGATGAAGCAGTCCTTAGTAAAGTCAAGAATATACCAGAAGCTTCGCTAATAGCTGAGTATTTATTAGTTCAAAAGCGTATGGCACAGATAGATTCATGGCTAGAAGGAGTAGAGGAGGACGGTAGAGTTCATGGTTACGTTAATCCTATAGGTGCTGTAACGGGACGTATGACCCACAGCAGTCCTAATATGGCTCAGGTTCCGGCTAGTTACTCACCTTATGGTGGTGAATGTAGAAGTTGCTGGATAACACCTAAAGGTTATAAGCTTGTAGGTGTAGATGCTTCAGGGCTAGAGCTACGTATGTTAGCTCATTACATGAATGATGCAGACTACACCAATGAAGTAATACATGGTGATATACATACAGCTAATATGAAAGCGGCTGGTCTTACAGACCGCGATCAGGCGAAGACATTTATCTATGCTTTCCTATATGGTGCTGGTGACGTTAAGTGCGGTAGCATCGTAGGCGGTTCTAAGAAGGAAGGTGCTAGGCTTAAGGAGAAGTTCTTATCAAATACCCCTGCCTTACGACAGCTTAGAGAGAAGGTAGAGCTTAGTTCGCAGAGAGGTTATCTCAAAGGTATTGACGGTAGGAAATTAATTATACGATCTACACACGCTAGTTTAAACACTCTCTTACAATCTGCTGGTGCAGTTATTATGAAGAAAGCCTTGACATTGTTAGATCAATATGCGATACTACATAATATAGACTATAAATTTGTAGGTAACATTCACGATGAATTTCAAGCTGAAGTTCGGGAAGACCAAGTAGATAATTTTGGATGGTTGGCTGTAGAGTGTATTAAGTCAGCAGGTCTAAAGTTTAACTTAAGATGCCCCTTAGATGGTGAATATAAAACAGGCAATAATTGGGCTGAGACCCACTAGGAGATTAATATGAGTAAAACATTAGACACATTAGTAGAAGACATCTATACGTTGATGAAGAATAAGAACTCAGCTAAAGGTGTTGACCCCGAAGCAGAGATAGAGAAGTTCGGAGAAGCTATGAAGGACCTTATGAAGAAAGAGTTCCTTCCCTCTACTAAAAGATACGATAGCCGTAATCTTAGGTTATCTGCTGTAGGGAAACCTGATCTTCAACAATGGTATTCATCTAATAAATACGTAGGGGAAAAGTTATTACCCCAGACATTGATTAAATTTATGTACGGTCATATGATTGAAGAGTTCCTTCTCATGCTTGTTCGTATGACGGGACATAAAGTTACTGATGAACAAAAAGAAGTCTCTGTGGGAGGCGTAAAAGGCCATATGGACTGTAAAATAGATGGTACTGTGGTTGACGTTAAGTCCACTACTGCTTTTGGAATAAAGAAATTTCAAGACGGAACCTTAGCAAAAGACGATGACTTTGGTTATGTAGATCAGATCAAAGCATATGCTCATGCAGAAGGTGATCGTAAGTGGGCATGGTTAGCTATGGACAAACAAAGCGGTACTCTAGCGGTACTTGAATACGATCTGGATGACACAGAACATCCTATGTATGAACACTACTCAAGTGATATTGAGGAGCGTGTTTCTCATGTAAAAAAGTGCGTAGGGCTGGCAGACCGACCTTCTCCATGTTCATATCCAGTGCCAGATGGCAAATCAGGAAATGTAAAACTATCTACTATGTGTGGCTACTGCCAATACAAACTACATTGTTACCCAGAAGTAAGGCTATTCAAAACTGGATCAGGACCAAAATATTTAACTAACGTAGTTAATGTTCCTAAGAATCGTTGGGGTAGACCTTACCCTGAAGTTAACCTTAACCCTGTTTAAACATACTTACTATAGGAGGTCAATATGGCTACTAAAGAATTTAAAGTTATTAACACACCACGACATGATCGTTTTGAAGAAATGGTTACTAAACTTCTTAATGATAAATGGGAGCTACATGGTAGTCCCTTTATATCACAGACAGGAGGTATGACACAGGCTTTAGTAAGGGAAGTTAAAGCACCATCTAAAGCAGAGGTATCTAAAAAATCTCTGGTTAAGAATTAGTGAAAACTCCTAGGTATCGTAATAAGTTTGAAGCTCAAGCCGCAGAGGTTTTAAAGGACCTCTGTGGTTACGAGACTAAAAAGATACCTTATACTATTCATCGTAATTACATACCTGATTTTGTAGGGATGAAAGGTAAATTTGAAATTTTAATAGAGGCTAAAGGTTTCTTTAGAGTGGGAGATGTACAGAAGTACAAAGCTATTAGAGATAGTCTTCCTAAAAAGAAACAGTTAGTTTTTCTACTTTATAATCCCAATAAAAAAATAAGGAAGGGAAGTAAAATGAATATGGCAGAATGGTGTGACAAAGAAGGACTTAAGTGGTACACTTTAGAGAATATAGTCGATGTCTTTAACAACTAAAAGATTACTCAATCGTGTGTCTGAACTAGCTGATCCTATTTATATTTGTGAAGTTTTAGAGTTAACTACTGAAGATTTATTAGAGAGATTTAATGATTTAGTAGAGACTAAAATAGATGTATTAAGGGAAGTTTACGATGTAAATACTAACTTTGAAGAGGAAGGGCAAGAAGATGGATGATTCTGAAAAAGAAAACGAAGACGGTATGATGTTTATGGTTCCTGATGTGTTAGTAGCTAGAATGGAACAAGTAAGGCGTTTAAACAGAGACTTAGCTAAAGCTGACGAAGATCAAAAGCTATTCTTAAAACAAGCTATACTTTTATTACTAGAAAGCTGTGACCCTAAATTTTCTAAAATACATAGGCCTCAGTATGACAACAACATTACCCCGATCAATTAGGAGAGTTCGATGAATACAGTCATTCTTATTGTTACTTTAATAATGTCTGATGGTAGTATAGGTTCTCAGGTGTTACCAGCACCTCCTTATATAACACTTAAAGATTGTGTTAACTTTACTGCTCCAAAAGTAGAATACTATCATCAAAATATTTCTCCAGAATCAAATAAATTGTTTGATATAAATACTAGCTGTGTTATAATGAAAGTACCTATTGAAAAAAAATCAGACGATGGACAAGCAAGGAAAAATTAGATGAATGATCCAGTAAATAATCCTTCTCATTATAATATGCTTGACGTAGAAGCCATAGATATTATTGAAATGTCTATGACTAAAGAAGAGTTCTTAGGGTATCTCAAGGGTAACTCTATGAAGTATATGATTAGATACAAGCATAAAGGAAACCCTACTGAAGACTTAGAAAAAGCAACATGGTATTTAAATAAGCTAAAGGAGAAAGTATAGATGCGTAGACAAAGTGATAAAGAGTGGGACTATGATGCCATAGACAAGCAACGTAACGAAGAGTGGGGTGGTATTCATAAGCTAGTCACAGACCATGCAGTAGAGAAGCGTGTAACAGCAGATGAAATAGCCAAGCGTAATTCTATTTTTTACAACCACATAGAAATTAATAAGTAGGGGAATACAGTAATGACTAATAACTACGGAATGACACTTCCTATTTCAGAAGAAATTGATAAGGTTAAATACAGGCAGACGGGAGAAGACTTTTATAGTAAGGTTGTTCGTATTTCTGAATCACTTAAGGACACACCAGATCACTTTGAATCCTTTAAAGATGCCCTAAGACACTTAAGGTTCTTACCTGCTGGAAGAGTGCAGAACGCTATGGGTGCGGCTAGACAAACTACAGCCTTTAATTGTTTCGTTAGTGGAGCGATAGAGGACAGTATGGATTCAATCATGGGTAGAGCTACAGAAGCCGCTGAGACAATGCGTAGAGGTGGTGGCATAGGTTATGACTTCTCAAGGTTACGTCCCAGAGGTAATCGTATCAAGTCATTAGATTCTAGAGCGTCAGGAGCAGTAAGCTTTATGCAGATATATGACGCAGTATGTCAGACAATAGCCTCTAGCGGTCATAGGAGAGGCGCACAGATGGGTGTCTTACGTATAGACCATCCAGACATAGAACAGTTTATAACCGCTAAGAATGACGGTACGTCCCTCACAGGGTTTAATATTTCAGTAGGTGTGACTGACGAGTTCATGGAATGTCTTGAGAAAAAAGAACCATTCCCTTTGAGGTTCGATGGTATTGTACATGAAGAGGTAGACCCTGTAGCCCTATGGGATATGATTATGCGTTCCACATGGGATTGGGCAGAGCCGGGAGTGTTGTTTATAGACACTATTAATAAAATGAATAACCTTTACTATTGTGAAAGTATAGAAGCAACTAACCCCTGTGGTGAGCAACCTCTGCCACCTTACGGTGCTTGTTTGTTAGGCAGTTTTAACTTAACTAAGTATGTACATGATAAAGCGTTTGACTTTGGTTTATTTACTGGAGACATACATACTGTAGTCAGAGCTATGGATAACGTCATAGATAGAACTATATACCCTTTACCTGAGCAGGAGAAGGAAGCTAAAGATAAACGTAGGATGGGTTTAGGTGTTACTGGGCTTGCTAATGCCGCTGAGATGTGTGGTATGCCATATGCGTCAAAGAAGTTTATGAAGTTTACTTCTCAGGTCCTAGAGACTTTAAGAGATTACTCTTATGCGGCTAGTTCTACTTTGGCTCAGGAGAAGGGGTCATTTCCTCTGTACGAAAAGGATAAATACACAGAGGGAGAGTTCTTTAAGACATTATCACCTTGGGTGCAGGATCAGATCAAAGAGTTTGGTATACGTAACTCACATCTGACTTCTATAGCACCCACAGGTACAATAAGCTTGACCGCAGATAACGTAAGTTCAGGTATAGAACCACCCTTTAGTTTGTTTTATGATAGAACTATACAGGAATTTGATGGTCATCAGATACAAAGAGTAGAAGACTATGCGTTTAAACACGGTGTAGAAGGTAGGACTGCTAATGACATTAGTGCTGACGAACACTTATCTGTTCTGTCTTTAGTGTCAAAATACATTGACAGTGCTGTATCTAAGACCTGTAATGTAGGCAGTAGTGTTAACTTCGATGAGTTCAAAGAGTTGTACTTTAATGCTTGGAAACAAGGATGTAAAGGGATAACTACCTTCAGAGCAGACGGTAAAAGATACGGTATCCTTAATGAAGTTAAGGAAGAACCTCAAGCAGAAGCTTGTTTTATAGACCCACAGACAGGTCAAAAATCTTGTGAATAAAGAAAAGAATTTAACATGGAAGGTTAAGTGGGTATCTACTATAATATTAATTTTAGCTATGATACTCACTAGCCAAAACATATACCCGTACAATTTAATCTTTCACATTATAGGCATTATAGGGTGGACCTATGTGTCTATTGTGTGGAACGATAGAGCTTTGATTGTAATTAATAGCGTAGGT